GGAAGAAGGTCTTCGCGAACCTCTGGATCGCCTGGGGTTTGTGCTCCCCCCGGCGTAAATTCGTTTCGCCCAACAGAGCTTTGAGCACCAGTTCTTACCCTTGTAAGAACATCGGCGTCTGACTCGCCTGCACTCAGCACAGGATATTGTTCGGCAAAACCACCAGCCACACTGCTATTTGCGCGAATCCTATCGAGAGCCCCGACAATTACAGAACCATCAGACTCTGTTACCTGAACAGCTTGGTTCAGGCTCCAGTTCGATTCGGCCTGTTGACGAGCCTTGAGTACGGCGTCACCCTGACCTCCCGTGTTACTAATGTAGTGATAGGTTCTGGAGGCGCCACCCGGCGATACCATTTCAACAATATAATCTCTAATGCCACCCGCCGCATACCCTAATGACGGGTCGTGAGCATCTGTACCGTTTGCCATACTGACTTCCTTCGCCTAAATGTTAGGCTCTATTCCCATAGCTTCTGGAGCCGTATTAAATCCAGCGACAGGGGACGGCTCTGGCATTACGCCGGGCATACCCTGCTGGCCGTATACACGTGAGTCTACCCCAGGTATAGCCCCCGTGTCACTTACTATCGGCAGCCCGTCAGGGCCAACCATCTGTTGCCCAGCCCCTGCAGCGGGTGCCCCTGCACCGGCAACACCGCCAGCCGCGCCCTGAACGGGGTTAGCTCCAACGGCGTCAAGGAACGCGAATTCCTGTGCCAGATCTTCCATCATCTGCTGACGGTTGAGTCTTTCGGCTTCCTGCAGCAGCAGCGCCACGGTATCCTCTCGGCCTTCCTTATGGGCTGCAATGAGCTGATGTGTGATTGCGAGCATCGGGCTGGCCGTGTTCGCGATCGCAGCGTAGTTCCTGTGTTCCTCGAGGTCGCCTGACTGCATTTCGAGGATGTTATCCCTTGCGCCCCTGTAGGACATGAGTGCCTCTTTGGTTTCGGGGTCACGCCTTACTGCCTGCTGTGCGATGAGATATTTCTCCATCTTGTCTTCAGGTAGTTCAGGGAAGAACCGAACAGTCAGCATACCGTGATCTTTTATGTCTTCAGGAGAGATCTGCCTGTTGAAGTTCTGATCCTGCCGGGTGCGTCCTGCGACTGTGACGTCCTGATATTTCCCTGTTTCGTACTGTGCTGCAAAGTTTTCAATACATCCCTGGAGCAGTGCTTCGACGGGCTTGACGAACGGATCTATCCTGTTCGATATGGTCTGTCCGAGCATTCTTGCAACAGCCCCTGAGATCGGGACGCTGACGTTTCCGTAGGCTGCCTGCGGGAGATCTGCTCCCAGCTCGTCAGCTCCTACTGCCTGATCGTAGACGAGGGCGTCCCTGCCCATTTCCTGCAGTTTGAGTATGTCGATACTTTCCCCTGCTTCGTTGTCCAGTTGGTGAACTCTGCCGGGCTCGTCTATGCGGCCTTCGACGTCCTTGTCCCCGCCGGGTGACGAGACGGTAAATACTCCCTGAACTTCCCTTGACATGATGGCGGTGCGGTATGACATCGACCTGTTTCGGGCTTCGTTGACGTGGCGCATCGGCCCCCAGATGGAGTCTCCGACGTTCTCGATTCCTGATATATCGACGTTCCCGCCCATAGAGTCGTCCTGAAACGTGAAGTTGGAAATGCCGGGGTTACGTCCGACTTTTCGAATTACGATCGGGAACCTGACGCAGTTTGTCCTGACCTTGTTTTTCGCGTACTTGCCTGCGATGATCACCGAGTTGAGGTGTTCGCCTGAGTTCTTAACATTCGGGCGGTTTTCCGTGAAGAAGTAGTCGATAACCTTTTCCTGCAGGTTGCCTTCATCTTCTTCGTCCTGGTCGCGGTCGTCGTTGAATTTGAAGTTGGGATACTCGTCCCTGATGTCGTCACGGCTTCTTCTGGTGACTACTGCAGCCCACAGTATGGATCCACCCCTGCGTTCAAATACAAGGTGTCGGGGGTCGATCGGCACTATATCTTCGTAGGTAGACCCGTCAGGGTTCTTCATCAGCATTGCCCTTGCAGCAACGACGTGTCCCCTCGTGAGCGCATACCATGCAGTCTCGTCGATAATCGGTTGTTCGGCAGAGGCGAGTCGCCGGTTATTCGCGTTGTTTATAACGCCGATAGCCCATGATTCGTAGTTGTCGTTCACTTCACGCTGCTCGTCTTTGGAGTCGTCGTTTTCTACCCTGATGACGACCTTTGACATTGCGATAGCGTTATGGGCTGTCTCTGCGAGAACCCGTGGCCTGTTGGTCGTGTAGGCATCTTTCTCGAGTACGCCTTCGACAACAGAGGGTTTGAACTTTTCGAGCAGCCAGTATTTCGCGTGGTCGTTATCCATGCGTGAGAACAGGGGTTCGTGAGACTGCTCGTAGGTTGTGACCTTGCTTACGATCCTCGCTACTTCTTCATCTATTGTCATTCTTGGCATTTAATAAATCCCCTGTCGCCGTAAACGATCTTCAATCGAGGTAGACCTTATAGTTTTTGCTGTCCGGGGTGAAACGCTGACTGCCCCGAGCAGGTTCTTGAACAGATATGTTGACGCCTTTATAAAGTCGTTATGGGCGTCCGTCGGCTTCATCCCCGTTACTGTACCATCAGATTTTACAGGCCATTGATAGGGCGTCAGGTTTCCCGTCTGCGGATTCGGGCCTGCTCCGAACTCGGAAATTCCCAGCTCGCATTTCGGGGAAAGCACAGCATTGGGCTCTCCTGAGAACGCATTCACTTTCAGCATTGCGTCCATTCGGTCTATCCCTGCGTTCAGTCCTACTTTTTTACTGAGGACAGTCAGTCCTGCGTGCTTGCGCCACACTTCTACAGCCGGCCTGTTGGCGTCGGCGTGACGTTCTGCAGAGACGTCTATCCATGCCGTACACATATTCTTCTCAACGCTTTTCCACCACGGTTTCATCTGGCAGGCGTGCACCATGTCCTCGTGGGTAAAATTCGGGCTTTTGAACTTATTCATCCAGATCTCGTCTATAGCGCGCCACTGTTCTCCCTGATACTGCCATGCGGCCACGACGTAGTTCGAAGGCTGGCCTGAATAGCCGGGATCCATGCCGAGCCACAGCGGAACATTCTCATCATACTCGCAATCTTTTATATGCACGTTCTTATCGAACGCGGGATGAACCAGTCCTGACGGCGGGACGGGAATGCCCAGGTGCCGTTCCTTGTAGACATTCGCGGGAAGCGTGGCCTCGAGATGCACGATTTCAGGGTTTAACTTCCCGCCGGGGTAGATATGCGTATTCGAGTAAGAAGGCAGGCTGAAGCTCTGAACGTCCAGTGCTTCCTGAATTGCCGGCGACTGCCACGCCGTATACATGGCGGGATACCAGCCCTGTGCACCCTCGGAAGTCCCTGACATCAAAAGAGTGCCGAACGGGGCACCCCAGCGTGTACGAGCCTCAGAAGTACGGGAATACAGGCGCTCATAGACGTCGTGACTGACGTGAGCCGCCTCGACTATCATTATCCAGATCGGGGACTCCATGCCGAGCGAAGTAGGATCCGATGCAGATTTAGTCCTGATGGTAAACGGCTTGTCCGCACCAGGCACGAATATCTCCATACGCCCTGGGTCAATCGTATTCGAAACCCATTTCAACATCCCGAGCTTCGCGAAATCCAACGATAACGAACCGTCAGGGTGCTCCCACTCAGCCCTGCAGCGCTCATAGTCCTGACCCACCAGCCACGCAACCTGACCGCCCGCACGAGCCCCGTAACGAGCTATGAACTGAACAGTCAGAAGCAACGCCATCATCGACAATGTGCGGGACTTCCCACCACGAAAACCACCCAGAACCTGCACCTGACGACGAGAACAATTTAAAATCTCATGCTGCTCGCCCGTCGGCACGTAACCCAGAAGATCCCAGACATCCTCACGCGTAATCGTTATTGGAGACGCTGATACAACCATAACCAAAGGTTAGCACGAGACACAGATATAAAAAAAGCGACCACCCGAAAAATGCAGGCTGGCGGGTCTGCTTCGAGTGGCCGCAAACGTCTACGGGAGCGACCGAAGAACGCTAAATAGAGGATAACACCTTTTTACCATCAGCGGACTCAGACGCTATCACCTTATTCACACGCTGCGGACTTATACGCTCATAACCAGCCTCAACCAAAGCCCACACTATCTCATTCATACTCATACCAGACTCGTAACACTCCATCACAAAAGCATTACGCTCAGTCTTCTTCACACTAGGCATAATAAAACCATCCTTCAACGATACGTTGTCACCTTATCACGTTTTGAATGATTTGTATGGGGGACTACAAAGCGGAAGAGTGTAGATGGCAAGAGAAGTAGGGGGGGGTCAAGAAAAGTGGTAGCAGGGGTAGATAGGTAAAGGCGGCAGTAGGTGAGAGCAGGTGGTAGGTGGATGGATGGTAGCCAGGTAACGGACACACGCAAACAAACAAACAAACAAACAAACAAACACACAACACGCAAAATGGAAAGGGATTACCACGCAGGCGGCAACGAACCACCACCACCGGCATCACTCGAATCAGGCAGAGAATCACTAGGATCTTCGCGAATAACGGCAGACTCTACGACAACAGGCCTAGCATCAACGGAGAGGGGCTTCGCGCCTGTAGTGGCAGCAAACACTCCCTGCCCTATCGCTGTGCCTATACCGGAGAGGAACTTTTCAAGCGTACCCAATTCACGATTGCCACCACCACCAGTAAGGCCGAGGATGTCTGCTAGCTTGCCCCAAGCCTGCACACGGGCAGCGCCTGTATTCTCTAACTTTCGCGCCTCTGCTAGTAGTCCTGAGATGACTTTCTGCTGGTCTGCGTGCTCCAATACTTGCGCCCCGTCGTGATGTTCTGCCAGTGCTGCCTGTATGCGTGGGCTTTTGAGCAACACGGATCCACGTTTAGCGTTGAACCCTGCTCCCTCTGCTGCAGTCCTGTGATTGCCAGAGACGCTGTAGAGATCCACAAAGGCCTTTTGCCTGTCGGTCAGTTTTGGTGGCGCTTGTATGCGTTGTTGT